ACTGCCTTAGGTTATATCACCCAATTGCGTAGCCGTGCTTATGGTAACGCTTCTGGCAACATAGCTGATAGTAACCTTACCTTAGATTTTATCTTAGACGAACGCGCTCGTGAATTGTACTGGGAAGGATTGCGCCGTACCGACCTTATTCGTTATGGTAAATTTACAGGAGGTGCTTACCTCTGGTCTTTCAAAGGAGGTGCCGCTTCTGGTGTAGCAGTGCCCGATTATAGGAACTTATATCCTATTCCTCAAGATGCACGCACCGCTAATGACAACCTTACTCAAAATACAGGATACTAAAAAGAGAATACTATGAAAAATATACTTAAAACAGCAGCACTATGTATGGGGCTTATCTCATTGGTAGCCTGCGAAAAAGACGAAGAAAAGGCAACCCTTAATGCCGATGCTAAAATAGAGGCTTCCCTATCTACCGACAACGTAGTACTTACACAGGGCACCGCCTCTCAAACAGCTCTTACTGTTTCTTGGGAAACCAAAAACCTCAACATAAACCTTGCTCCTAAATATACCGTTAATTTTGTAAGAAAAGATGGAAAAAAGGAGAAATCTATTTCGGTTGAGAAATCCCCTCTTGCTATCACAGGTAAAGAGTTAAATGACTATCTTATAAGTGATTTAGAAATTACAGCAGGAACAACCACCGAAGTTACCGTAGCAGTAAGATTAGTCCTCAGCGACCAACGTAATTTTTCCTCCGAGCATAAATTGAAAGTAACTCCTTTCCTTGATGAAATCAAACCAAGCGATTGGGGAATAGCCGGTGATGGTGCTAACGGTTGGGATCCAGATAAAGGATTAGATATTAAAATGTGGAAAGGTGACGATGGTGCATTAGTAGCCTATGCTACTTTAAAAACTGGTAGTATCAAATTCCGTAAAGATAATAAATGGGATCTTAATTACGGTGGAAGCAACGGTAAATTAGTGTCTGGAGGAACTAATATTGCTGTCTTAGCAGGTACTTATAAGATTACTTTCAACGAAAAAGCCCTTACTTATAGTATCGAAAAATACTCTTGGGGTATAGTTGGTAGCGGTGCTAATGGTTGGGACGAAAATAAGGATTTAGACATCAAGTTGTCTTACAATGGTGCTTTTAACCAATGGGAAGCTAAAAATGTTAGTCTAAAGGACGGAGAAATTAAAATCCGTTTAAATAACCAATGGGGTACAAACTTCGGTGCTGTTAGCACTGATGATAAGCCTGTAGCCGCTCTTAGTGGTAAGCTTAAAGATGGTGGAAATAACATCAAAGTGAGTGCAGGCACTTACAACGTTTCTTTCTCTTTTGATGTAAAAACCAAAGAAGGTACTTACAAGATAGAAAAATTGTAACAGAATACAGGCTGTCCGACAGTGTCGGACAGCCTGTATTATATCATTTAAATACCAAAAATATGAAATATTATATATACCTTCTCGCAGGACTGCTTGCCTTTTCCTGCGATAAAAAAAGCAACAACGACAACCCAGGACCCCAAAATACAGTTCCCTTAGACCTTACTAAAATAGACAACGGCAATCGCGTAATGATGCAAGCCTTCTATTGGGACGTAGAACCCCGCGGAGAATGGTGGAATACCATTACCCCAAAACTCGCCGATTGGAAAGCCAATGGGGTAGACCGCATTTGGCTACCACCTGCCACCAAAGGGGCTTCTGGCGGCTATTCTATGGGCTACGACCCTTCTGATTATTTCGATTTTGGGGAATACAACCAACACGGCACTGTAAAAACCCGCTTCGGCTCACGCGCTGAACTCGAAAACCTCATCAGCAAAGCCCACGAAAGTGGCTTGCAAGTAATTGCCGATATCGTTATAGGGCATAACAATGGCGGGGGCAAAGAATGGAACCCTTACCGCAATAAAGAGACCTACACCCTTTTCGATGAAACCCACGGTAATGCTTCTGGAAGATTTAACCGCAACTATGAGTGCTTTCACCCCAATAAATATGCAACTTCTGACGAGGAAGAAAATTTTTATCCCGAAAGAGACCTATCGCATAAAGTACCCTATGTACGTGAAGAACTTTGGGAAAAAGATAACTCAATGGCTAAGTATTACAAGAATACAATGAAGTTTGACGGTTGGCGTTTCGACTATGTGAAGAGCTTTGGGGCTTGGGTAGTACGCGATTGGCTAAAAGCAGTAGGTGGTTTCGCCGTAGGTGAATTGTGGGACGGCAACCCCGAAACACTTAAAAAATGGGTAGACGAGAGTGGCGCAAGTGCTTTTGACTTTGCTTGTTTCTATGCCCTCGAAAAGGCATTAGACCGCAATAAAGATATGCACGAACTGATGACCGATACCCACCCAATGCTTAGAACCTTACGCACCGAAAAAGCCGTCACTTTTACCGCTAACCACGATACTGAGAAAGACAAAATAGCGGACAATACCATTGCGCCTGATAAAAAACTAATGGCATACGCCTATATTCTTACCCATAGTGGCTACCCTTGTATTTTCTATTCCGATTACGAAAATGAGGCTTTCAAAGCCAAGCTACAAAAGCTAATGCTCATCAACCGCAGTTTGGCAGTAGGCGAAGAGAAATTTCACTTAGCTTCTAATACGGAGTATGTAGCCTCACGTCTGGGCAACGAGAAAAGTCCGGGCTTAGTGCTCTTTATCAACAACAGCACTCTCCCTGCCAAGCGTACTATCACCACCCATTGGAAAAACAAAACCTTGATAGATTACTCTGGTAATAGTCATTTATTTTTTGTTACCGATAGCGATGGCAATGTAACTATACAAGTACCCGCCAATAGCTACACCGTGTGGTCAATAGGTAAATAACACAAAGTTATACAGATAAAAAAACGAGCTACCTTGCAATGAAGTAGCTCGTTTTTTACTTAAGTTTTAAATCTTCTGTTTAAAACGCTTATATCTCCAATATACATAAGCTGAGACTACGAGCAATAACAACCAAAGAACATAACTTAAAGGCTTACTTTGGGAGTGTTTTCGTATTTGCTCAGCTTGCTGTATTTCGTGCTTTCGAACTTCAGTTTGAACACTTGCGTAGGATTGCTTATAAAGAGTAGTATCAGCCTGCTGTAAGCTCTTAGAATGGGCTCTGATAGCTTTTATTTTCACCTTGCCATTGCGTACCCTTATAGTCTCACTATTGCCGTCCCGAGTGCGGGTATAGGTGAGTTCTTTAGCATTGCCAAGGCTGTTTTTGTCGTTTTCGAGTTCAATCTCGAAAGACGTGGCGGACAGGTCAGACCATTCAGACTTGTGAGACTCCTGAACAAAGAGCTGGGAGCTATCTTTATTGGTGATAAAGTGCTCTTTCTGGACTTGCCTTTGTGTGTAGGTTTCTACTTTTTTGGTTCTGCAACCAATCACTGACAAAAGGAGTAACATTGATAATAAAACTCTTTTCATACATAGTTATTTTGCTTGTTCAATCATTTTAATCACTTTTTTCAAAGTATCCGCATAGTTAGGAGCGGTAGCGTAACCCGCTTTAGCAACCTCCTCTGCAAACTTATACGGGTTGCTTCTTACTAACAATGCCTCTGCATAGCGTTCGTTTTTGATGAAGAATTGAGCGTGGTCAGTGAAACTCTCTTCTGGGGTATCGTACTTCCTAAACCAATCCCTCACCACGTACAAATATTTGCCGTCCGCACGCTTAGTAATGCTGATAATTTCAGGAAAAAGTCCCTTTGTTACCATAGGCACGGAAAGTACCTCCGTAGTACGCACTAACTGCTTCTTACTTGCAGGCGTATCCTTGCTAGCTTTCACGCCGAACATCATATTACCGGGCACATTCTTGCCCCAGCCCGTCTCTAATGCCGATTGCGCCAGTATGAATAGGTGTGATATTCCCGTTTTACGCTGAGTCTCGAGGGCGTAAGGCTTGTATTTTGTTATAAATTCTTTCATTGTTAATCTTCAATATTGATAGTTATCCATATTTTTTTATGAAAGGTGTCTTCATAGTATTGATCTCCCATAAGCTGTACGTAAAAACTAAACTCCACTCTGTTGTCTATTATTTGTATATTTTCAATAACTGCACCATTATTTTCAGTAGGCATTTTGGGTTGTGCCTCTTGTGAGTATAGATAGCATTCTTGCACCCCAATACCAAATGGATATTCTAGTTTAATATCATTAAATACTCTGAGAAAGTATTTACTATCGTGGAGAGTTATACGTATGGCAGTAAGATCACGCGCAATACGTTGCTTCTCTTCTTCTAACAGGTCGTTTTTCCATCGCCCATTTGTATTGATATAGAATGAGACATTTTCATCATATCGTTCTCTAAATCTAATAGGATAATCGAATTGTTCTATAGAATATCCTTGTTGAGTGTCTTGTAGGGAAACCGTAAGAGCATCATTGGAAATATTGATACTTCTTAACACAATATGAAATTCTTTCTGCTGTAAATCGGATAATTCAAAATTGGTAAAGGGTATAGTTGATATAAAATTGTATATCTTATGCTTCTCGTCTTCTCCGAAAGGCTCTATTTTACACTCTAATTCATATGACATTATATGATAATCAGGATAATACACACTACATTGTGAATAATCATCAAATGAGAGTACTTTATTATAGGTAATAAAATTTATTTGATAAATATTGGAACCTTGGGGTATATCTACTGAACATTCATAAGTGTAGATTCCTTGTGCTTCATCTTGTTGTTCTAAATTTACAAAAGCCTCAACCCTTCCTCTTTTTTTTTCTGAAGTCTCATAAAAGAGATGACATAACAGCTTATCTATGTCAAAATTATTAGTATTTCTATAATGTAATACTACTCTAAATAGTACATTATTTTTTGAAGGTTTGTGATGTCCAAAATCCCAGAATAATTGTGTATTCATTACTTATTATTAATATTAATTATAGCTGTTCCGTGATACATTACTATACTTGCAGAGCTTCCCTCCTTACCCGTTATTTCGCTATCACCATTTATGGTGGTACCTGTAAACTTAACTTTGTTATTTCCTACTTTCACTATAGAAGCTGTAGAAAGGTTTCCAAAATCTCCTAATCTTATTTCTACATCTTGTGTAGAGGTGTCACATATCAATATGCAACCTGCAGAAAAATCGGGTAATAAGTAATATGGAGTTGAGGAAATAACTTTTGCAAAACTAGTTTGATTTGATATTGGAATATAGTCATCTATCGGTTGTCCATTCTCATCTTCAATAGCATAAAATATGGTATGCTCTGCATATTGAGGTGGTACATCTGGGAGGGAAGTAAATTTACTTATTTTCCTCAAAGGTATTTTAAAGCTACCGATATTATCAATAGTTATCTGCTTATAGGTACCCATATTCAATTCTTGTATAGCATGAGTATGATTTTTATCCGCTTTGCTATCAATATCGCTTTTTAGGTCTTGTGCTGTTCCTTCATAGGTACCTTTATCCACTTTTTTACCAATAAGCTCTTGCAGTTTAGTATTAGCTTTTAACTCGGTTACAATTTCCTGCAAGGTATCGAGAGTTACGTCATCTACCTGCAAAATGGTGTTAATGTCTTGTATTTGTTTCTTCACCTCATCAAATAACACCTTATGTGCCTGTGTATCTTTTAGGTGATTGCTCAATTGTTCAGCTGAAGCTGTACCTTCTACGAGTTTATCCAAACCCTCTACGCTTGCCATTGGTATCTTTTCGCTTTTGTGCCAAAAACTATCTAGCCAAGCCCAAAACTGCTCTTGCGTTGGTTTTTTAAGGTTAGAAAACCACTGCTTTAATGTTTCTATTGCTGTCATAATTATTAATCTTATTGTATAAATTAAAATCCTACAAAACGAATAAATTTTACTATCCGAGAAGGTTGAATATTATTAATAGGTTCTTCACCTCCTTTGAGAATAGCTTTTAAATAATGTCCTTGTTCCTTTCCCCATTCAGGCAAGTGGTGGCCTTCAGCCCATTGTCCACCTCCTCTGTGCCAACTCGTTATATTCTTTAAATTATCACCGAGTATCTCAAAACCATTACCATTTTGATTTTCTAAATCAAGTTTTATGTTAGGTAAGTTTTTTAGTTCTACCTTTTCTTCTTTTGTACCTACTGTTGTACCAATTCTATTAAATGAATCATCATTAGATTTATAGCCTACAGGAACTACTCCTTGCATTTCAGTATGTTCCACCCATCCTTCAGGAATGTCTGAAGCAGGTCTGTCCCATATTGCTACTAACCCCAAGGGTACCGTTTTCTTTACGCGCTCTTCTAATTTCTCCAAGCGTTTCAGCAAAGAGGTTTCTTCTGTAAAAGATTTCTCTTCTATTTGTCTGTTGTTTAACACTCGTCTGAAGCTCTCCCACGGATAACTCTTTGTACTACTGCCAAAAGTAGCTACTTTCTCCACAAGTACTGTTTTCTGTGAGCCGTCTTCAAAAATTTTAGATGTGTTCACTTCCTTAATAAACACGTGAGAGCCAAGTGTCGTACCCTGGAAAGGGTATATTTCTCCTTCAATGGCTACTACTCCGTCTGACACCGTGTTCCCTACTACTTCACACCCCGAAAGAATAATTAAATCTCCTGAAATACCACTCATTGCATTGAATATCTTATAAGCATTCTGTATATAACTTAATACATCGGTAGTTAGTGGGAAACCTCCCGTTTGGTTTACATTAATACTGTTCATAATTTCTATACTTCTATAATATATCGTTTACTCGCTAATTTGTAAAAGTCTATTAGGGCTTCTATCTCAAAGAAACGGTACTTACCTATTTCACTTGTAGGAATCTTCTTCGCCTCCCATATCTCCAAAGGTATTTTTACGATAAAGTCTACTCCTGTATCGCTGTAATCTACCTCACGATGTAAATACATAGTCCCTAAAAACTTCGGTTTTTGTTCTCCTTCAGTATAAAGATACTGTCCTTTGTACTGATTGCCGTCCCATATGCGTATGCGCCGTTGCTCAATATCGAATGCATCATTTAGCGCTTTGCGTAAGTAACACACTTGCCCATTCAGTCCAAGTTTCTTAATATCTAAATATCTCTTCTGAATAAAGTCATAATACAACTGACTGATAGGAGCACTAAGCGTTCTTATCCATCCTACCATTCTTGCCTTTCGCAAAAAAGAAGGTATAAGTAGAATAACCAATTTTTCTATTTTGAAATTAAATATCATTTTGTGATGTATTTTATTTGTGAAGCATTCCAGTCTACCTCAAAGTAACCACTTTGCGGTATTTGGGTAACTCCTATGTTTTGTAATGCTCCATAGCCTTTGGTCTCGGGGTCTATCCACGCTGTTTTGAGTTCTTTTAAGTGAGGTATTTTCACCCCATTGGCTTGTTGCAAAGCGTCTACAAGGTGCGCTACAATAAGTTCACCGTTAAAAGGTAAGTTTTTAAGATAACCCTCTATGGCTTCTTGTATAGGGCGTTTACCGTAAAGCACATCGCTTCCATTACTATCTAATACTAACGGGTCGTAATACACATCAAGGTTCAGAACAAGCTTATCAGGCAGATAATTAATAACCGTAGTGCGTACTCCAGCATCTTTAATTTCTGATAAATAACCGCTAAAGGCATTTTGTTCATCTGCTGTAATAGGCTGTAATCGTCCCCCGTTTTCAGTGGCTATCTTTACTATCAACCTACCGTCATTACTCTCCACCACTGCCGAGTATTTTATAATCTTACTCGCCTCTACCTGCTCCTTTGTCTTATCTTTGTTGTTAAACTTATCGCTGTCGGGTAAGAGGTCAAAACCATACTGAAAGGCAAGTGCTTTACTTCTATACCACCGTGCAGTATGAGGTTTTAATTCAGTAAGGCGTTTATCAATATCTGTCCTATGTAAGTCGAATAACTTTTCTAAGCTCCAAATAGCTACCGAGATAATATACACCCACAGTCGCCATATAGCTACTCTTGAGTTTGAGTTAAGTACGTTTAGAGCTTCTTCTCGCTCTTTCGCATTATAGATAATCTGTTGTATTTCTTGTATTGTACGTGCCATAATTCCGTAAATAGTGAAAAGTGAATAATTACTGTCCGTTGTGGCTCACGACAAAATCTAAGTTTATCGCCCATATGCTAATACCTTCCTGGCGTTCGCTTATTATTTTGTCCTCTTGCGTAAAAGCAGTTGCAGGCTGTATCTTCTTTGCGATGTAGTAGGTCAAAATATCTTTATTAGTGAATGATTCTGTAGGTATTGTTAATACTTTTCCTGCTACCACATCATCGGTAATACTCAAATTGTTGAGCATTGCCAATTCAAAGATGCTTTCAATAGTTCCTGTGTGCTGTAAAGCAAGGTCTAAAAGACTCTGATTATGTAATACTACTACTTGCATTATTCTTTTGATTTTCCATTTAGTTGCTTGTATTTCTTTAATTCAGTTAATAGCCCTTCAACAGAGTTTTCTAAATCTTTAATACGCTGATTTGCTTTTTTGAGCTCCTCAATAGCACTTGCGTATTTAGCCCCTAAATCTTCTATCATTTCTCGATAGATTTTCACGGCTTTATCCACATTCTCAAGTTCGCTGGTCTGTAGTTCCATACGTTGCTTAGGTCTACCAAAGAACCAACCCACTACTCCCGATAGTACCATTCCTATAAATGATACAAAATGCTCTTTAAGTCCTTCTATGATTATTCCCATTGTGTTATTATAATAATTTACTAATCTACTAATTAATCGTTCCTTTTCCTATACCAGTAGTAACTCCTGTATAAGTGCCTGCCAGTACAGGTATGCCCGTTTGAACTATTACCTCTCCACTCTTTACATAAGCTTCAATGAGAGAGGCAAGTCGTTCGGCATATTCTTCCATTCCTGCTTCTGTTTTAGTAAGCATTTCTTGTTGCAGGCTTATAATCCCTGCTTTTAGTGCTTGTTTATCTAATGCCATAAGTTTAGTGCTTAGTTTTTAGTAGTCAGTTGCAAGTTCTTGCAACTGACTACTAACTACTGATTACTGTAATAATTTGTTTATCTTATTATTAATCTCCTCAAACTTCATCACATTGTTCGGAGAAAAATTTCCTACACCCGAAGGTGTTTGTATCACCGCGTTTTTAAGTTCCGTTAGAAGCTCGTTTAAAAGACTTTTTAAATCTACTTCCCCGCGTTGCAAGTGCAAACCTGCTTTGTCTATTGTAAGCTCTGTTTCTTCTATACGTAAGCTCACGCTCTCTATCTCACTATAAGCCACCACGTAGTAGCGGTTCTCGTCTTCCCCAATCGAAGCTATCAACACACTGCTCCCCTCCTTGGGGAAGAGATAAAACCGCTCAGCATTATCGTTAATCACCGAAGCTAAGCGCACGGTATATTGTAGCTCGTCGTCCTTCACCTCACACGTGCCTTGTGCTTTGTCTACCGATACCACTTCTACGGCTATGGTAGGTGTTTTGCGTCTTCCTATCTGCCTAAGCCCTTCTGCTAATTCTCTGTCTATACTCATAATTTTGCTCCTATGGTTACTTGTCGACGTGCGCCATTACGTCCGAAGGTAATTTCTACTTTCTTAATAAAGTAGCGCTCATCTATCTCTTTCAATTCATTATCTATCATATGAGCTTGCATACCCCTCGTCGCAAAAGGTACCAAGAAACTCGTTATAGAGCCGTCAAAGCCATCGTATTTCAGCCTTTCCATCTCGGCTCTTGCCATTTCTCGTAGTTTAGGTTCCTCACTCACTACCGAAGTATGAAAGGTTCTTAGCTCACCATCGGGGTCGCCCTCTTCCACTGTCTTCTTTTTGTTATTTTTGTCGATATAAGTGTAACGTACTTTCAGTTTGCGTTCCTCCTTAGTCCTATACTCCAAATCATTGGCAACAATGTTATAATTGAGGTCATAGCGTGCCGTTTGCCCTATATTGGTAAGCTCCGAAAGTCCTGCGTACAGCTTGCCTTCATCATTGATAAACACGCTTAGCCTAAACTCTTCTTTCAGCTTCTCCAATACCTGCGTACCGTTCGCATTGCGAATAATCCACTGGTCTAACTGTATTTCTGGAATATTGTCCGCCAGCACAATGGGCGTGTCCTTCACAACTTCCTGCAATACTTCTCTAAGTGTTGTCTTTTGCCACGACTTGCTGATATTTTTACGTCTAAGTAAGTACATAGCGTCTTCACACTCTATGCTTACAGGAATGCTCGGTTTAACCTTCTTTACATAGCCTTCAAACTCCACTCCGCTATACACACCCTCATAAGCAAGAGTAACACTCACTTTGTCACCCACCTTGATAGCCTTTTCAGTATAAAGGCTTTCGCCCCCTTTGGCTACTTTAAAATGGGTTGGCAGCTCAATCGTACAGGTGTCCGCCAATTCGTCTACCGATTTGGTGATTTTAACGTTGTGTACTGCTCTAAAAGTGTAATCACCTATTTTTATAATCGCTTGTAATACAAACATTAGTATATCTTGTTAAGTTGGGTTCGTTTCTCGTCTAATTCCGCATAAAAGTCCATATCCGATACAGCTTTAATGGTGTACTTCTGTATACCTTCTTTGCCTTCCATTTCCTCAAAGCTAATATCTTTAAGCACGATGTTACCAATGTCAAAAAGAGTAAAGAGCTTATTGCCTATCACCTCCAAACTCTCATTCTTTTCAAACAATTTGTTAAGGCTTTGTACTTGTGCCGTAGGATATTGATCGGGATTTTCTGGGTCTATACACAGTCCTCTTATGGTAATTTGCCAATCTTCAGTAGTGATATATTCCTTGACCTTACCTTTGCGTTGTTTGCCTACCGTTGCCGTTTCTACAATGGTTTTAGTAAGCGAAAAACTCACCAAAGGCTCATTGGGAAAAATCGTCTGCTCCCCCGATTTATCAGCCACTTTTAACGTCATAAAATACTGACTGCCATTACTGCGTGCCTCACTAATGTTAGACAAACTCGGCAGTACAAATTTCGTCTTATTGTTTGCCCACCACTGCGGGAATGCTGGACCTACATAGTCCAAAAAAGCCCGTGCGGTGAGTTCTTTTATATCAAATTCCATAATTTACACTGTTTGCATTTGGTTTACACTGTTCACAATTCTCAAAAGCTCTTCTTTCAGTTGCGCCCCAAAGTTTTCCACTCCTTCCCGTACCGATGATACGTACACTTTGGTATCCGTGCCCAAGTTGCCTATCTGTATGTTGATATGCGTTTGACGGGTACCTCCCGTTACGATATTATCTTTGGTTTTGTTACCCATCTCTGAAAAAGGTGTGCTGGCAATAGGTGTTGCTAACGGACTTGTTTTTTGTCCCGTTTGCCCTATGCCTAACTTGCCCATTAGCCCGTCTTTCACACTCGAAAGGCTCTTAAACTCCAAAGAGTTCCACGCTTTACCAAAATATTCTTTTGCTTTAGCTCCTGCTTCACCTGCTTTCTTATAGCCTTCTGCTACCGATTTGGCACGTTCTTGCAAGTCGTTTTGTATTTGGCTTATCATCGCTTGGTTCTCTTTACTATCCCCCAAACCTACAGCCTCTTTAAACTTATACCAAGCCAACTTACAGAGGTCTATACCTGCCATAAAAGCATTGACCGCCGTATTCCAATGGGCTTTGTAGGTGAGAATAAAAGCTTCCCACAAGTATTTCATCCCTTGCACAGTGTTATCCCACGCTTTGCCCCAACCGCTCACGCCTACAATACAATAAGTGATGATGGCAATAAGAGCCACAATACCTGCTATAATCAATACAATAGGATTAGCTAAAAAAGCAAGGTTCGTTTTAATCACTGCCCACGATAGTCGGTTCTGCCACGCCGCAGCAATAGCCATATAAGTGTTATGCAATGTGATAGCTGTAATAAATACTCCTAACACTCCTGCAATACCAAGGATTATGGGGTTACCCTCTTGAAGCTTTTGGATAAACCAACTCAATCCGTCATTCAAAGCTCCAAATACCATCGTAGAAAGTGCTACCAACGGAATCAGCAACGGACTTATAACCTCATATACTTTTACAGCTATAGATTCTATCGAAGCCATTAAAACTGTAAACCTGCCTTGTAGAGTGCTGTTCACATTCTCAGCTCCTTGATAAAAATCTCCTTGTGCATCAGTTGCCCATCGGAAAGCCTCAGCCAACTCTCTTGCCGAAATTCCTCCTTTGTCCATTCGCTCTTGCAGAGAGGTCATAGTCTCGCCCGTCCGCTCACTTATTACTTGCAAAGGATTAAATCCTGCCTGTTGCATCTGTGTGAGTGTCGCTTCTTGTAACTTCCCTTGTGTGGTCACTTTGGCAAAGGCAGTAGCCAAGGTTTCTATCTTTTTGCTATCCCCCAAGGCAATATCTCCTATTTGTTTGAGCATTCCTAATGCTCTTTCAGGAACCAACCCTGCTCCCATCAAACTCTCTTGAGCCTTCACAAGCGATGGTACTTCATAAGCCGTTTGCCCACTGTATTGTGTGAGATTCTGATGTATTTCTTGTGCTTTTTGCATATTGCCTTGCACAAAAGTAGCCAGACTCATCTTTTGGGTGTCTGCCGTAAAACCTTGCTTAAATATTTTCTGTAAAGACGAGATAGGGTCTATAATGTTATTAACCACTTCCTTTAACCTTTTAGTCTGATCAAAGAAAGAAGATATCGTGTTTTTTGGATTTTCTGCCATTTATAAACTTTTTTCTTTACTTTTTTATTCTCCATACGATTCACTCTCCTTTTGGCGAATCCATTCCAGTTCTTTCACTCGCATAGCCCACTCAGTATCATTGAGGGCATCGGGATTGGCAATGTGCATATAGTAACGCAGTGAGGCATTGGTAATACGCAACCAATCCCGAGGCTCGTCAATTTCCGCACTGCTTAAAGCTTTTCCAAGGTAGCTTCCTTAATCTGTATCAATTCGCCAAGCTTACTGCTTGCCGAAAGGAAAAGTGCATCATCAGTCTTAATCTCTTCATCTCCTCCCAACCAACAGTTAGTAAGGATAGCCTCATTAAACTTCATCGGGTCTTTCGTTGCCAATGTCGAAGCATAACTCAGGGTAGCGCGGTCAGGCGTTCTCAAGTATGCCACTTTGTCATCTACTCGCAATACAAATACTTCCTTGTACTTGGCTTTCCATTGTTTGATTTGTTCTTTTGTTACGTCCATTTTTTATCAATTTGCTAATTTTCTAATTTCCCCGCCTGTGTGGCTCTCACTTGCCTGTTGTGCTACGACTGTGGCTCACACCTACGATTGGCGTTTTACATCAGTGAAGATAATAGGAAGCTCTACAACCATATTTTTATCCCCCTGCTTCATTGCCTTTTTCACTTCGGTAAATTCCACATTCTTGAGAATATCGGTCACTATTTGTCCTCCTTCTGAGGGCACGTAAGCAACAACCAAGTCGAAGTTAAGGTTCAGAATGTCGTTGTTTTTGGCATCACGCGTCATTGCTTCCAATTCACTTTGCCAAATGCTCAACTTCCCTTCAAAACTGTGATTACCTCTTACAATACTCAAAGGTTTACTCCCACGTCCGTAAAGCGCCGATTTTTCTTTTTTCTCAGTGTATTCTACTTCTGTCACCCCGGCAATAATACGCCCTCCAAAGGCAATCGAAATATCGCTCCACGCATACTGTTTACTACTAAATGTTCCCATTTTTTTCTAATTTATTAATCTACTAATTTATTAATCTACTAATTTATTAATTTGCTAATTTCCCGCTCTTCGTGCTACGCCTGTCTGTGCGACTCGCTCCTGCCAATGCGGCTCGCATCTGTCGTGCTACGACTAATTTTCTTCTTTCTTTGTGGTAAAACCAATATTCACCTCAATAAAATCAGCATAACCCACAGGAAGGAGTTTTAGCCCTACTACCACTTTACCTGTTTGCAACACCTTCTGTTCAGGGTCTATATTGATGTTCACTGCCGATAGCTCCCCTTTCGAAACCATTTCGCTCTGCAAAGTGTTCTCCAACTTGGTTTGCCAACTCTTGATAATAGCAGGGTGAATGCTTCCCTCTTCTGAAAGTAACACCTCATCGCTTAATTCCTCTACCAAAGCCCCATAAGCAAGAAGTAACGCCTTGTCCATTACCAATCCGCTACTGAGACTCTTAAAATCATCAGTAGGTTTGGTAAGCGTATTATCTCCTGAAAAATAGTAGCCTGAACGTCCTACGAAGGTACGAAAGAAAATATACCCTTTGTCGTCTAGGGCGTCCCACTGGTCAGCTTTGCTGTCAATAGTAGTTCCGTCAGTAAAATAAGCCACCAATGGCAATACACTACCGTCCTTCACGCGGTGAATTTTGCGCTGTACGGGTATAGCACTCATTTTTCCTAAGAACAAACCTACTGATGCTTCTTTCTCCTTATCGTCATTACCGATAAAGCAAGCCACTTTGTTGAGTTCGTTTTCCGAGAAATTAGTAAGGTCAGCTACTTTGCCGTTCCAGCTGTTGCCCGACACCACTACTCTAAAAGGCATATACTTCTTTTCAAAGTGCTCAGCAATAGCTTGTGCTTTCACTACGGCTGTTTGTACATCAGTATCTAAGCCCGCGGTGATAGTTTCGCTACCAGTTGCTTTTTTCACCACACCCAATACCCTAATAGCACCTTTGGCATCAGCTATAAGAGTTGGAGCAAAAGCACCGTCTTTGTCAAGCATTGCAGTCATAGTCGTAGCGTCCGATACGAGCATTACCCACAAAGGTGTACCCGTAGGAGCCTGGTCGTAAAATGCTTTAATATGCTTGTAAGCAAAAGCGTTTTCAGCCTCCGAAATACCCAATGCTACGGCTTCGTTTAAGGAAAATACTTGGTACGATTTCCCGAGTTCTACCTTACTGGCTACTCCACTACCTGTAATAATAAGACCAGTAACTTTTTGAATGTTATTGCCTGTACGGTTCATACCATCCTTGGCAATGTTAAATAATACTTTTGGTAATCCCATTTTTTAATTATGTGTTTTTGTTAATTATTTAATAAATGTCCCCCTACCCCTCCCTTATTATATCCTTAATTGTAACTCTACTAATAAAAAGGCAAAATAGCTAAAAACAACTGTTCTCTATTAACTCTCAATCGTTAAAGGCTTTCCTCTTTTTTAGAATTGTTACCAGGGCGGTCAGTAGCGGTTACTATTATTTTATCACCTGTAAGCGAAGGATTAGTAACCGTAGTGGTGTACACCCATTTGCCCTGTACAAGAGTTGCGCTACCTTCTTCCACAAGAGTAGCATCGTGGTCTTCAATACGCACTTTCACAGCTACGACCTTAAAAGCATCGCCCGCCTCTATCATTATTTTCTCTCCTGTGGCACTACCTGTATAGCCTGAATGGTCTATATGGGCAATTTTAGGAGCGCGCAAATAGTCAGTCATCGCCATATTATAAGCCGATACATTCCTGCGCTTTTTAGCCTCTGCTGTATAATCCTCTTTTAGCGAAGGGTCTTGCAAAGCGTTTTTGGCATATGCCGAAGCTCGTATAAATCTCTCTTGTTGTGCTTTCTGAGGGGCACTGGGAGCTTTGGTGTGTGAAGGAGGGGTAGCGACAATAGTTTCTCCTCCGCGTTGGCGAAATACAAACACTTTCCCTACTTTACCACTAAGCCCTGTAATGGCATAGTTTGATTTACTTTTTCCCATTTCTTTAATTTTTTTTGTTATACATTATTTTAATTGTAAGTGCACTTCTATCGTTTGTTTTACGGTGCAAAATTCCGGCGGTTTTTTCAGTTCTGAAAATCGGCAAACAAGCCTTGTACTTATTTTCCCCAACCATTGTACTAATTTGGTACAAGCGTTGAACGTCTTTTTCCTTACCTCATCTATATGTACGACCTTTGCACCATCAACAAATAACAAATGTGTAAAATGAAAGATTTACTCTTAATCAAAAACGATTTGCACCTTGCTGAAGGTGATTTTCAAGTAGGCTTATCTGAGCCCCAACATCAAAAAGCTATTCTTACTGCCGAAAAAGGACAGTGGAAAGAGCACCCCGAAGTGGGGGTGGGTATTGCCCAAATGCTCGCCGACGACCTTTATACCGAAATGCTCATTGAGGTAAAAAAGCAATTGGAGTACGACGGTATACCCGTGAAAAACGTAACCCTTACCCCTCAGGGCTCACTGCTGATAGAGTAATAGCTCCTCCTTTGTGGGGACTATCTTTCGGCATAACCACCCTGAAAAGAAAGTATTGCTACAATTGTACGAGGTGATAAAAACATAATGTTCGCCACCTCTTCTACAAGAGCATCTACCTTCCACTGAGGGTGCTTGGCACTCAGTTCTTCAAAAAGTTGACGCACTTTTTCATTGCGTTTTTGCAAGCGTTCTTTGCGCTGTTGTGTATTATCACATTTCATATGTTTCATTTTTTAAATGTTAAACTTTTTGTCAACTTTGGTAGAGTCAAGAATAACTCTACCAAAGTTTTTTTTTCACCTTTGCATCTCACTCCTTATTGCCTAAGGCCTGGGGCCTATTACCTAAGCTCCCCCTTCACTTCCACAAAAAAAGTCTCATCCTGAGTCACCACTACTCCTATTTTTGGAAAGAAGTCAGCTATTTGCTCATTGTTGCGTTCGGCAAGTAGCTTATCTTTTGCTGGTTCTTCGGCTATGCGCACATAAGCAGGCAAAAATTCTTTCAGCAGGTTTGTTACTGTATTCCACGTAAAACCTTTTAGCGTTTTCAGTTTCGGCGTACCTGTGCGGAACCCTATGGTACCGTGCAAACTGTCAAGTGATTTCTTCTTGATAAATAAACTGTCTTTATTTGCTAATGCATAGGCTTGTAACACATCAAAATTGGTATCTTTTATTTCTTTAAGAGTCGCCAATTCATTCGTGTATTTATTGCGTATAGTTGCAATTTGCTTCTCTATCAACGCATTTATTTTAGTCATTCGCGCCTCTGCCTTTGCATAAGTAGAAAAAGCATTCTCCATTTGTGTTTTAGTTACCCCAGTAGGGATTATTCTTTTTGTTCTTGCCATTTTTGTATTGTTTTTTAATCGTTAATTTTGAATGTAAATAGAGAGAGGTTCATAATCAATTTGTTAATCCAACCCTTGATTGGTATTACTAATTCTAAAATTCTCCCCCCTACCCTACCTTTAGCCCATCACAGGCTTTACCTTTACTCACATACCCAGCTGTGAGCCCTTGCTGGCTTTACCTTTTATCTTTTACCTTATAAAGCGGGTGCTTTCTTACTGGTTGCCACTCCCTTTGCTCGTCCAGCCAAAGCAGGTGTCGCTCTTCGTCATATTTAAAGATGGGGGCACGCCAACCGTTCTGTTCCACCCACGTTTGTAGTTCTTGCACGCGAGCAGGTACCTCATTCGTACGTCCTGCGCGATATTGTGAGGTTTGTAGTCGTTCCTCAAAAGTAAGCACCTGCAAAAAACTATCAAGAGCAAGCGCTTGGGTATATTCTAAAAATCTATTCATTGTAATTTTTTTGTTTTTTGTTATTTTTTTCACTTTACTATTCACTATTCACTTTTGCATCACTTTTCCTAATGCCTAAGGCCTGAGGCCTATTGCCTATTGCCTATTCTCTACAAGCCGTCCATATTTTTTCAGCTCACTCCACCAGTTCACCTTATGCCCACTAACTCTTCTGGGCAAATAGCGCACAGGCTGATGATAACTTTTGGCTTTTTCTAACAACACAACCGCTTGCTCGCGGAGCTTGCGCTGTACATACTCATAGTCGCTGACTTCATTTAAATGTATTCTCATTGTTTTTAATTTTTAATATTAATTCAATTTATAACTCTAATAATCAATCGTCACATTCTCAGCAACACTAACTTGCCGACTTTACAAGATTTCTTTTTAATAATCCCTTAAACTTCATACGTCTTCTTACGTTAAATTGCCACTCTACAAGGCGAAGCCCTGATTTTTTTTATTTTGAAACTAATTTGTTTTCAATTTCTAATTTCCAAATCTGCTAATTTGCTAATTCCCTCCTGTCCTACATTTTTTAACTAACCTCCCCTCAACAATAATTTTTCTACTGCCATAAGGTCGATTATCCATAAAATTTTTGTACTTTTGCTCATTATTCTATTCATTTTGTTTTACGGTGCAAAATTCGAATAAATTTTCGACATACGCAAATTTTTTTCGAATTATTTTTCGTATTATTTTTTAAATTATTGATTATGAGTACAATTAATTTTCGTATAAAAGAACTGGTAGACCATTTTTCCAACGGTAATAATAGTGATTTTGCAAATAAATTAGGGGTTAATGAAGCAAATATTAGAAATTACATAGCTGGAACAGAACCTAAATTTAATGTTTTAGAAAAAATTGTTACTACTTTCGAAGTAAATTACGAATGGTTACTCACAGGTAAAGGCCCTATGTTAAAAAACAAGGAGATTGTCGAAACTCCTCGTGTAGAAATTATCAAACCTTTAAAAGTAGAAGGAAGAGATTTAACTCCCAAGGTAGTAGTGGTTGAAGAAGACGAACTTTTTAACCCCATACCCTTAGTGCCTATATACGCTCAAGCGGGCTATCTCAATGGTTATGAAGACCCCGAATACATAAAAGAACTCCCTATGTACAACCTCCCCGAAATGCGAAACGGCACTTTCAGAATGTTTCAAGTAAACGGACTCTCTATGTTCCCCACCCTGCAAGACGGCAGTTATGTGGTAGGGCAATTCGTCGAAAATTGGGAGTGGCTCTCAGATAACAGGGTGTGCGTAGTAGTTACAGAGCGCGACGGAGTGATTGTAAAACGGGTTTTAAACAAAATAAGAAAGTATGGCAGTCTGTATTGCAAATCCGATAATCGCGACTACCCGCATATTACCGTTAGAGCTGAAGATATTAAAGAAGTATGGGAATGTAAAATGCACCTCTCTTTCGAGTTCCTCGACCCTATCCCTGAGTATCAAAAAATTGCCGATTTAGAAGCAAACGTTCAGTTCCTAACCGAACGTGTAGAACAATTAGAGCATCACAACAAACCCATTTTATAGCCTATCATAATTGGTTTGCGATTTTTTTTGTCCTATACTTTGCCAAAGTTATACTGCGTCTCGTGCCACAACCTCATATTCCCCTCGTCATTCGTCATTCGTCCCTCGTCATTTCTTCACTTTTTCCGTCACTAATTCCCCCTTCGAAGGTAGCCAGCAATAGCTGGGTATGTGCACCGCGAGAGCAGAGTATGTGTAAAGGGGGAGGTTTCTATTACACTTCCCCATTCTCTCATTTCCAAATTTCCTAATTCCCTAATTATCCCTTCTCCTTCCCATCATACTCCCCCCTAGTGCCTATGCCCTAAGGCCTATCACCTATTCCCTTTTCTTTCGTCTCGAAACCCCATTTTTAACATTTTTGGCATTGTTGTATTATACTATTAATCAATTTTTTACACACCCTTCCTATACCAATCGTCCAAGATTCGTATAAGCTTCCTATAAGCTCTCTATAAGCTAACTCCACCCTCCTTACACCCTTTTTTCATCAAAACCCCTCCTT